CGCCCCGTGTTTAGAGGCGACCACGTATTCTGACCGAAAAAAAAGATTATGCCTTTTCCTCTTCTTCACCCTCTTCGGAATCATCGCTCTCATCTGGGTATTCATACTCCACTTCAATTTCAACCAATTTGTCTAAACCATCCTCATCCTTAACAATTTTAAGGACGGGTAATTCAAACGCAGCCGCCATAAGGTCAAAGTCGTCCGCTACTTCTTGGAAAGAGTTGCCGTATGGGACACAACCCTCATCCGACCAAAACTCAATTTCGCCGTCATCATCGTAAAATACTTCACGGATGGTGTACGAATCTTCACTGAAAATTTCACCTTCAGCGGCTGGTTCCATAATAACGCGATAGTTCCAAGACATGTTATCGTTCCCTATGTTGAAAGAATCTGATGATATTGTAAACACGGGGATTTCCCCCATAGTCCACTCAAATGTAACGTTAGTCGCAGTCAAACCCATGAAAACCTCCTATAAGGGGGACAAGGGTACACTATATCAGATTTCCTTTATTTTGATGACACTAAAGGTTTCTTCCTAGCGGAAAATTCATCGCATGAATGGTTTTTATACGTAACAGATGCACGGCGAATAGAACGAATGGTTTCCGTTGTTGAAGAATTAAACCAATCATAAAGGTGATCATTGATAGGATTTAAGCAGTTAAAGTTTCCGGGATTGCCTTCTGCAATCCATTTGCAGCTAACGCAATTCTTTTCAGCCATTGTAGTTCTCCTTTACAGCACTTGCATTGTAGTCAACTTTTGCGATATAGTAAACAAAAAGGAGTAGGAAAATGAAAGCTATTAAAAATGCGAACCGTTCCGCTCTGGCGGCAAAAGACACTGAAGAAGCCCAAAAACCCAAGAAACGGGGCCGTAAAAGAAAAGTAACGGACGACGCCATGATGCGAAAAACCATTATGGGGCTGGCTAAACGGGGTACAACGCTGGATGATATTGCGGATATTGTAGGGGTGTCCCGTGCGTGGCTTACGCGAGAATATGGCAATGAAATCAAAAATGGGCGGCAAATTGCTAATGCGTTGGTTGTGGAAAATCTTTACCAACAAGCAATGAAAGACACCCCATCTTCAATTAACGCTGGTATTTATCTTACGCGGTCCCAAATGGGCTGGAAAGACAAGCCTGATCAAACGGACATGGGCCGACCACAAGTTGTATTTGACTTTGGGCAGCTATCTTACGAAGAACGTGCGTACCTTATTGATAAGGTTCGTGACAAAATTGGTGGTCCTAAAATTATAGAAGGCGAAGTTTTTGATGAAATCACCTCAGAATAGCCAACTTTTACATGCTAAAACAATGGAAGAGGCTATTGAAAAATACCCAGAAGCTGCTGCGGTAGAATTAGAACGCCTCAATTTTGAAGAAAAAATGGTGGATTTTGTTGCGGGTGCTTGGAAATATATTGATCCTAACCCCTACAAATACGGATGGCATCTTGAGGCAATTGCGGAACACCTTCAAGCGGTTGCTAAAGGGGAAATCCGCCGCCTTGTCATTAACGTCCCTCCCCGTACTTCCAAATCCTCTATGGTGTCCGTTTGTTTTCCCGCTTGGGTTTGGTCGCAATCCAGAATTGGACCATTGTCTGGTCCACATGTACAATTTCTTTATGCATCCTACGCGCAGTCCCTCTCCATCCGCGACTCCATTAAGACACGCCGATTGTTGGAATCTTCGTGGTATCAGCGCCATTGGGGCAACAAATACAAAATTGTGTCGGACCAAAATACCAAAGTACGATTTGACAATGATAAGGGCGGATACCGCCTCGCAACGTCTGTTGACGGCGCTCTAACGGGCGAAGGCGGCTCTATTATTATAGTAGATGACCCCCACAACGCAAATGAAGTTGAATCGGATCTTGTTAGGCAGGGAACGTTGGAATGGTGGGACCAATCCATGTCAACTCGTCTTAACGATCCCAAAACGGGAGCATATGTTGTTATTATGCAGCGGCTCCACGAATCAGACCTTACGGGCCATGTTTTATCCAAAGATCGGGGCGATTGGGTTCATTTGTGCCTTCCTATGCGGTTTGAACCCGACCGCCAATGTATTACGCGGTGGTACGTAGATGACCGTGAAGACGGGGAATTATTGGTTGGGGATCGGTTTGGTGAGGAGGAAGTTTCATCATTGGAATCCGCCCTTGGCCCATTTGCGGCGGCTGGTCAGCTTCAACAGCGCCCAAAACCTAAAGGCGGCGGTATTATAAAGCGCGATTGGTGGGTATTATGGGATGAAACAATTTCCGGCGCACAAGGTTTACGCAAAAACGTATTTCCCCCATTTGAATACGTAATTGCGTCTTTGGATACCGCATATACAACCAAACAAGAAAACGATTATAGTGCTATGACTATATGGGGCGTATGGACAGACCGCCAAGAAAACCAACGCATTATGCTGGTTCACGCTTGGCAAGAGCGGTTAGAGTTTCCGCAATTGGTTTTAAAAGTTATAAAAGAATGCAATTTATTTAAAATTGATAAACTTTTAATTGAATCTAAAGCTGCTGGCCTTTCTGTCGCACAAGAACTACGTACTCATTTTGCGCGGGAAAATTGGGGGATTCAATTGGTTGATCCGGGCCGTGGTGACAAAGTTGCGCGTACTTACGCAATTCAACATTTGTTTTCCGAAGGAATGATTTACGCTCCCGACATGGATTGGGCGGAAATGGTCATTGATCAAACGGAATCGTTTCCTAAAGCAAAGCACGATGACTTGGTTGATAGCATGACGCAAGCCCTCTCCCACTTGCGCGTTATAGGTTTTGCACGTAAACCAGTAGAAATAGTAGCGGATAAGACCGAAAGTATGGTATACAAATCAAGTCGTAATCAACAATTGTACCCGGTGTAACCTATGCCATTAGCGCCAATGAACATTCGCCAAGTTCCCGTCTTGGGAAATACGCCAGATGATTTTGGCGGATTTGATATGGATATGGCGGCGGAAAATGTTGAGAATGTTGAGGTTAATCCTAAATCTCCATACGTAAAAGTTGAATTGCCAGATGGTTCCGTAACTATTTCTTTTGGTGGCCCACAAAAATCGGAAGAAGAAGGCGAAGAAGATTTCCACGAAAATCTTGCGATGCATTTGGATAATAGTTCGTTAGGGCAAATTTCAAGCGAACTTGTGCGGTTAATTGAACAAGACAACGAATCCCGGCAAGAATTGCTTCAACAATACGTTATGGGTTTGGATTTACTTGGGACTAAAATTGAAACGCCGCGTTCTAATGCGTCGGATGGTTCAACGGCGGTTGAGGGGCAAGCAACGGTTCGCCACCCACTTCTTCTTGAGTCAATTGTGCGGTTCCAAGCTAACGCTCGTGGTGAGTTGCTTCCATCCAGCGGCCCCGTCAAAATCCGCAATGACGGTTTAGACAGCGCAAATATTAATGTTCAAGCGGAAGCGTTGGAAAAAGATTTTAACCATTATTTGACCGTTACCGCATCCGAATACTATCCAGATACGGAACGCATGTTCTTTGCGTTGGGCTTTGGCGGGACAACATTTAAAAAAGTTTACTATTGCCCAATTCGTCGCCGCCCGGTTTCGGAATTTATCAGCATCCCGGAAATTATTGTTTCCAATGCGGAAACGACGGTATCTACCGCGCAACGAATTACGCACGTTATTAAAATGTCCCCAAGCACCCTTAAACGGTTGCAATTGGTTGGAATGTACCGGAATGTGCAATTATCCGCTGCGCAACCTTCAAAAAACAACGTGGTTGAGGACAAATTGGAACAAATTATGGGTGTTATTCCCCGTAATATATCCAATACGGACAACCAACCCCGTGAAATTTATGAGTGCTATTGCGAATTAGACCTTCCGGGTTATGAGCATGAAGATGATGAAGGGCCAACGGGCCTCCAGCTTCCTTATCGTGTTACAATTGACAAAACATCTGCTGAAATCTTAGAAATTCGTCGTTGGTGGAAAGAAGATGATGAACAGTGTCTGCGCCGACAAGTGTTTGTTGATTATATCTTCGTACCCGGCTTTGGTTTCTACGGTTTGGGCCTTTTACATCTTGTGGGTAACACGACGATGGCGCTAACCGCTGGTTGGCGGTTATGCATTGATAACGGCATGTTCGCTAACTTCCCCGGCTTTTTGTACGCTAAACAAGCTGGGCGGCAAAACACCAATGAGTTTCGCATTCCTCCCGGCGGCGGTATGCCTATTGATACGGCTGGTCAACCTATTCAATCCGCTATTATGCCGCTTCCGTATCGCAGTGTGGATGGACAATTCCTTAATTTGCTTCAATTGATTGAAACCAGCGGCCAACGCATGGCTTCTACATCGGAAACTAACGTAGGTGAAGGCAATGCTGAAGCCCCAGTAGGTACGACTATTGCCCTTATTGAACAGGCCCAGAAAGTAATTTCTGCGGTTCATAAACGGATGCATGCGGCTCAAGCCCGTGAATTTCAACTTCTTAAAGACTTGTTTAAAGAATGCCCTGAAGCATTTTGGGAAAACAATAAGTACCCCGCTTACCAATGGACACCGGAAACCCTTATAACTGCTTTAGATAATATTAATCTTGTTCCAGTTGCTGATCCAAATACGCCGTCCCATGCGGTACGTATCCAAAAAGCGATGGCAATTAAACAACTTCAACAAGCAAATCCTCAACTTTACGATCCTAAGAAAGTTGACGAACGCATTCTTACGATGCTTGGTATTGAGGACGCAATGGATTTATTTGCGCCTCCAATGCCGCCAGATGATGGCGCAAACAACCCACAAATGATACAAGCGCAAGCTAAAATGCTTGATTCTAAAGCCAAAATGGCTGAAGTTAAGGTTAAGGCTATTGATAGTCAGGCTGATGCTCAGAACCGGACTGCTGATAGAGAAAGCAAAGAGCGGATTGCTATGATGCAACTAGCCCGTGAAATTGCGGTTCACCCGGAGAGTGCTTCTACGGCAGAACAGTTTATTAAACCCGACATTCAAGGGTTAGTTAACAACCCCAACGTTTAATGCTGGACGCAGCAGGAGTTACACATGAGTGATTATAAGAAAGAAGCCAAATCAGCATCCGCCGCGAAAATGCAGCGCATGGGCCTTAAATTAGAAGATGGCAGCAAGTCGTTTACGGACGAACGCGGCGGTTCTCCTTTTGAAGGATTGAACAGCGGCAATGCTGGCAAAATGCCTATTACCCCCTCCCGTTTTAAACGCGGCGGTAAAGTTGCGCATGTAATGGGTGACAAAGCGCACAAAAACCTTGGTAAATCCTCCCGCAAAAGCCGTGAACATCATTCCGGTCTTGATGGAGTCAACCGTGTTGGCCGCATGACGGTTCCTGATACTGTTCCAAATCAACCACAAATTCCAACAACTGGAAAGAAAAACCCATCAAATTATCCAATGGATAACCGCATGGGCCGTGGCCTTCCAACAAAGAATGGTCCAGCTTGGTTTATGCAAGATACGGATACACCATTGCC